TCGATTGCGCGAGAGGCATTGAGGCTGAAACTGGGCGGGCATCTGGTGACTTCGCTTCATATGTGATTCTCAACGGAACTACCGGCGACGTAGCGGCCATGTTCTCAGACTGGGTGAACCCACAAGAGATGGCTGATGACGTTGACAAAGCAGGCCGCTGGTACAACAAAGCAATGATGAATATTGAACTCACCGGAAATCTCGGCCTATGGTGCCAGCAACTTTTGCGTGATAAGTACATGTACCCTAATTGGTACATATGGAAAAGTAAGGACGACAAGGTTCCATCTCCGAAGACTGGCCGGAGTTTAGGATGGGAGACAACATTTCGCAGCCGCGATCTTTTGCTGGCAACGTTTCGCGGCAAGCTGCATGACGGCATGAAGAATCGTCTCGGCGGCCTAGCACCCAAGGATGAGGAAATCATTCGGCAGATGGATTTAATGACGATGGCGACAGGGATGCGTTGGGATGTGGAACACGGTCATGATGACGTGTTTGTCGCCTGTTGTCTCGCAGTAGTAGCCTGCGCTCAGTATCCTCCGCCGAACATCCTGAACTACAAATCGAACTACCTGGACAAAGACCAGAAGGGGCATCCCAAGATTGTTGCTCTGAACGCGCAGGACGATTTGAAGAATGCTCTGAAGCGGGACATAGCATTCATTATGAAGCCGGAAGTGAAGCGGTGCCGTAGTGTGTTGGGGGAGATATGAGCGTCAAGCAGATTAACGAGGCTGTGGCGAAACTGCATCTGGAAAAAGGGGATGCCCTGATCGTGGATGGCACAGTATTCGATGTTTTCAGTATGGCGAATAAACTGAACGCGAATGATTGCGTGGTGTTTCCTGTGTTTCCGGTGAAGGGGCAGACGATCAAGCAAGCGTTTTTCGTGATGCAGGAAGAGGAATTGAAGAAGGCCACGAAGGAGCAGATTGTGAAGCTCTTGGCCACTACGGGCTGGTGCGGCGGGCACGCGAGAGCAATCATTGACGGGATTGAGGGAGATTTCTGTCGCTGTGATGAGCACGATTGTCACGCCGGCGATCCTGACCACGAGTGCGCGATTCACGAACGCTGTGCCGTTCTGCGCTCGCTCCTGAAGGGAGAACCGAATGCCGCCTCCTGAGAAGTCCGACAAGGCTCTAGCCGACTACCTGACACGCCTCATGGCCGCTCTCTGCCTTGAGAGAAATGGCGAACTCCGCATACCGCGTGCCCTGATTCGCAAAGTGGCTGAAGCAGGAGCAAGACAACTGCTCTGCGAAGATACGAATACCGAGACTGACGAACTGGTGCTAAGATTTGGGACAAAGAATTCTGCTGTGTATGTAGTGGAGCCAGAATGCCCGATTTCAAAGCCCGCGCAGCCCGCGACTACCTCACAGACCGTATCGGCTCCCCCCTCTCAAGGCAGACCGCCGCTGACGCCCGAGCAGGAGAGAGCGTTAGAGCAGGTGATGAGGTACAACCGGGTAAAGGCGAGAATGAATCGGGAGCGCAGACCGGAAACCGTGACCGCGCAGAGCGAATTATCCGAGATATTGGGATCGAATTCAACAAGCTGAGAAAAAAGGGCCGATCTGCGGCGTGGGCCGATCTGGAAGATAAAGTTGCAGCAGCAGGAGCGGATTTGGTTTCCACGGGAATGATTACGGCAAAGGACTGGGTAGGGATGATGATTGACATTGAGCAATTCAGGAAGTCCGAAGGCGGGTCAGAAGAGTTGCCGGGGGATGCGCTAGCGAAGTGGCTGTCAGAGCCAGAGAAGAAGGCTAAGAAGGGAGTGACGCAATGAGCGCCAAAGACCGTGCGATTGAAATGCGTAAGTTTCTCAATGAATACCAATATTCTTGTGGGCCAAGGTCTCTTGTAGAACTTCCTGATCCGACCCAATTCAAGCATTATAAGACGGTGGTTATCCCACTCGAACAAGTTGTTAAGTTTAGAAATGATTACAACCTTCTGCTGGGGTTCGCCTGCCTCATGTGTGGTAAGGAATATTCTGAATTATGCGGGATGGATTTGCTCGCACCATTCATCTTAGCGTTAAGAGATGAAGAGGAAGAGGAAGAGTAAGTGGCGCCCACGTTCGTCGGCTACGATTTGATTGTCGAAAAGAAGTCGCAGCCTGCTCTGATGCCGAATGACCGAGCATTCTGCAAGCAGCTTGACGAACTGGAACGCATCTCAACCCTAGAACGCGACAAGCATTTAGGCCGCGACTACTTCCGCGACATCAAAGACTTCTACGCCCTGAACGACGATCACCGCAACTGGCCGTCCTACCGCCCGAGCGTAAAAATCCCGCAACTGCAAACGCTTGTGCTCAACGAAGCCACGGACATCACGGACGCCTCCATCAAGGTCTACATCACAAAAGATGGCAAGTCGGACGATCCCCGCGAGAAATACTATCAGGCAAACTGGCGCCAGGGCTGCTACAACAACCGCATCTTGGAGTCCGTGATCTGGGCTATGCTCTCGAATCTCGGCTTCCTGCAAATCGGCTTCAGCCCAAACGCCCGCCGCGGCAAGGGAATGACGTGGCTCGAATGCCGCGACCCGGAAACCGTTCTCCCAGATCCCTTCTGCAAAAACGATTCTGACTGGTCCTGGGTACAGTTCTACGACTGGATGTACATTGACGATGTACGCAGGCAATGGCCCGACAAAGGCGTTCTCGTTCGACCAAAGCTCTACGCTGGCACGGCTGATCCCTACGGCACCGTAGACAGCAACATGGAGTATCCCGAAGCCTCTCCTCTCAGTCAGCAGGGCGAAACTCCGTCAAGGAAACTGTTTCGCGACAACCGCGTTCGAGTAAGGCATACGTTCCTGTTCGACAACACGCGGCAGAAAGTCGAAGAGTACGCTGGCTCGAAAGCTATCTCGAAGATGCTGGTCCATCCCAGATTCGAGTATGCCTACCCAGACGGACGCTGGATCACGGACTGCGAAGATGTCGTGCTGGCGGACGGAAACAACTGGGTGCCACAGTTGCCTGACGATGAGCGTGGCACGTTTCCGATTATCCGCGTTCCTGCGATGCCGACCATCGCAAACTTCTGGGGGCCGCCGCCAATCAAGCTCTCGCGCAGCCTTCAGGAACTATCCGAGCGGCTCTACACGCAGACGTTTGAGAACGTAGTTCGCCTGAACAATGGCGTGATCGTGATCGACCAGAGGACAGGGCTTGATCCGAACGGAATTGGCTGGATGCCGGGAGAGATTCTGGTCATCAATCAAGGTGCCCCGCCGCCCACGGTGATTCAGCCCACAGCCCTGCCACAGCACATGATTACCCTTCCTGCGGCGTTGCTCTCGTTGCAGAAGGAGTTGCAGGGATTCAGTGAAGCTCGGCAAGGACAGAGTGGAGGTGGAAATGTTTCTCCTGACTTGTTTGACGCAACTTTATGGCAGTCACACTACCAGACAAGGCTTAGGGGTAGACTACTCGCAGAGTCCCTCCAACGACTTGCTCAGATCGTTTTTTACGTGGACGCTCGGTACAAGAACGTGGCTGACCGTGTGCCAAGCATGGATCGCGGCCAACTGAAGCAGACCGAGTGGGAGCCAATCGATTCAGACTCGATGGATAGCTACGATGCACACCTTGATCCCGGCAGCTTGCGCGTCATGTCTGCGGGCGCGATGCGCTCTGTTGTGCAGGCGCTCGCCAAGACTGGCATGATTCCGACCAAGACAGTATTGGAAACATTCGACATTCCACAATCAGAGGAAATTGCCGAGCAAAATATGAGAGAGAAGGAGCTGGCCGCGATGGGGAAACTTCGCCGCCCCCGATGACAGGACTCGACCATTACGCAACCCTGAACGCCCCGGTGGTCCCGTGCCCTCGGTGTGCAAAACCGATGCAATTGATGAATGAGATCAAGCACGATGGCGTGGTGAAGCAGAGGACGTATGTATGCGGTTGCCCGCCAGAGGGAGTGTTTCACCACAACATCCACTACGGGAGGAAGATGTGATTCCTGCCCTCATTGGCGACGATGGCCGCGTGTGGCTCCCGATCACGAAAGTGGCGCGAGAGTACAATCGTTCCCCTGAAACGATTCGGCTGTGGTGTCTCAACGGATTCCTCATCGAACTAGGATTTTCGCTTCAGCGCGACCAAAAAGGCCACTGGATCATCGGCGTCCCGCAGACCGTGTACTCCAAATTCTCCAACCTATAATTTGACTTTCCGCTTCAATCTCTCCACCCTAAAAATATGTTCGGCTATCCAGAACTCCAAGGTCACACGTTTGAGCGCGTTCGGCTCGAAAAGGTGAGTGACTACTGGCTGGCCCAATTTGCGGTAGACAACAAGCTCTATCCTCCATTCTTCGAGCCGCACCACAACGTTGCGGACCTCAACGAAGATCAATTTCTTCAGCACATGCAAGCACAAGCTCTGACGATGCAGGAGTACATAGAGCAGAAAGCGGCACAGGCGTAATCATGGCAAAGATGGGCAGCGCAGCGAAGAAGTTTGGTGGCAGGATGAAGGGAAGGCGCGGGATGCGGAGCGGGAAGCGCAGATGAAACGCTCCGATAAAAAAGAGATCGCGGAAGCCGAAGCGATGAAACGCCCGATGAAGCGGGGTTCAAAGCGCGGGAAGCGAAAGGCTGTTCGTTACTGAGTAGTCAGGTAGGCTGGTGCTCCGCCATAAGGCGTGGCCTACCGGAAAGGAGTAAGCATCATGCTGTCCCTGAACGAAAAAGAAGTTGCATATAAAAAGGGTCATCGTGGCGGTCGTCGTAGCCGTCGGTACTAAGGAGTTTTAATGCAAGATGGCAAACAGCCGGGGGGTTCAAAAACTCCCCGGCCCTACATGTTAAGTCCACAGAACGAAGATCAAGACGGGCCGAAGTACGACCCTGTTTCGCAGGGCGAAGTTCCCAAAGATCCCTGCGGATTTTTCTCCCAAGGCACAAAGGAAAAGGAGTAAATCATGTCCTACCCCGAGACCTACGGCCACCCGACTAAGGCCCTACCGGATATAGAAGGCCCGCTGAACATCGAGCATGAAGGCGACAAACTGGTTCCTGACAACGACATGGCAGAAATTGCTGGCCGATTCGTTACGGGCGGAGAATGCCCTGACCCGCTCGGCCTCCTGACTTTCGTTGAAGGCAAAGGAAAGCGCAAGTAAATGGCTGCCGGCGGCGGAAATCCGCTTGCTTCAATGGTCATGTCGGCGCTTCAGGCGCGGACGGCTGGTGGAGGGGGAGCGCCTGGTCAGACGATGCCGGGACAAGGCGGGCCGGGACAGGAAGATGCGGGCGCTCAGTACGCGCAGCAAGTCTCGGAACTGAAGGGTGCCGACCCTGGAATGCTTCTGCGGCAAGTGCAGAAGATGAAACAGATTTGCGCGGTGCTCATGGTACAGAACTTGGAAAGACTTCCGAACGTAGCCGGTAAGTTGTCGAAGCTGATCCCTGCGTTCGATGGCGTAATCAAAGAGATACAACAGGCCCGAAACGTGGATTCGGCAGTACGGCCTCCGGTCGGGATGGGACAAGCACAAGCCCCTCTAGAGGGTAGTGGGATGCAGACAGGTGGAGGATTCTAAATGAACTTGCAGGACATTCTCTCAGACGGCAAGACGTTTACAGACGACATGGAAATGCAGTTAGGCGAGCACAAAGTCAAGCTCGGGGATTTGCGCGGGCTGACCGCGAAGCAGCAGAAGGAACTTTCTCAGAAGCTCGAAGCCGCGTCTCAGCGCGAAACGGAAGCGGTCACGAACTCGACCAAGGCTGCGGAACTTCTGTCCAAACTTCAGAAGCTCGAAGAGGAAACCATTGCGGCCCGCGGGAAACAGCCAACAGGAGACGATGCGGACGACTTCGACACAAACAACTGGTGGACGCCGGTACGCAAACGCCTGACGGCTCAGGAGAAACAGGTCTCAGATGCGGTCAAGGCCGTCAACGACCTGAAGGGCGCGTTCGAGAAGGCTGCGGTCATGTTCGCTACGGATCGGTGGAACGGCCAATTTGAACGCGTTTCCCCGAAGCTCAAGAAAGTGAAAGAGTACGCTGACTGGGATCTGACGAAAGTACGCGATTACGCCACTAAGCACCAGCTGGTTGACGAATTTGGCTTCCCCTCCATTGAACGCGCTGTGGCTGATCTGACAAAGGCTACCGACCTTGAAGAAGCAGTAAAGAAGGCACGCGAGGAAGGTCTGAAAGAAGGCCAGATGCGGGCAAGGCTTCAAGGGCAACCGCGGCCATCGTCTGCGGGCGGGAAGAAGCCGGGAATAAGTCCGGTTGCCGAGCACGGGCTTGAAGGATTGGGCGACTCCGTAGGGGATGACCCTGAGTTGATGGAACTGTTGGAGACTGCGCGGCAAGCGTGGGAGCCGCCGGTACAGTAAAGGAGATAAGTCGTTATGGCGCTACAATTTGGCGGTGTCGTTGGTACCGGGATCAGCAGTCCAAGCGCACTGCTTGTCAACACCTTAGATAGCATCTCGCAAAAGCACATCGCCCCGTTTCTTTCGGACATCGTGAACAAGCCATCTCCGACGCACTGGGCCTTGCAGCGTTCTGGCAAGCACATCACCGGGGCGGAACTGATCTTCCCCTTGCTGACTCAAGAGGAGCCGACTGGCGGGGCGTTCTGGGGCGATCAGCTTTTGAACACTTCGGTGATTGATTCTGTCCAGCCCGCGAATCAGATTTGGCGAGCCTACTACCAGTCTGCCGCGATTCCCACCTTGGACGTGATTCTAGCCTCCGGCGGAGCTTCCGCTATCGATGTAGTGAAAGCCAAGATGCAAATCTGCGCGGCCTCTCTGCTTCCGAAGCTCGCTCGTGCAAACTGGGGCATCGCACCGCAGAACACCTCGATCGACATCGACAACATTCCGGCCTGGATTGCGACGCAGGGCAACACTATCGCGGGCGTGAATCGGGCGACAGTGACGGCATGGAATCCCAACGCGGCAGTCTCGAACGGCTCCGGGTCGCTGACCATCCCGAATGCGGAGAAACTTTATCAGCAGCTCGTGTACGGGTATGACGAGCCAGATACTTTGGTTCTGAACAACTACGATTACGGAAACTTCAAGACTCAATTCACCGCGCAGCAGCAATACACGCCTTCGATCATCCGAGCGACGGACAACTTCGCGGATAAGGAACCAATCCAGACTTCGATTCGCTACCACTTCCGCTTCAACAACTGCGTCGTGCTGGCCGATCAGTTCGTTGTGGCGG